CCGATGCCTGCTTCATCGACATGACCGGCGGTTTTGGCTCAAGCTGGTTCGATCATCTGGTCGGATTCGGCAAGGGCCCGATCGGGGTCCAGTTCAGCGCAGCCGCACACGAAGATTCGCGCTATTACAACAAGCGGACCGAGATGTATTTCGACGCGGTCGACTGGATCAAGCGCGGCGGTGCGCTGCCACCGAGCCCGGAAATCACGGCCGCGCTGAGCCAGACTACCTACACGTTCAAAGGTGATCGGCTGTTGCTCGAGCCGAAGGACGCGGTGAAGCTCAAGCTTGGATATTCGCCCGACGAAGCAGACGCGCTGGTCTTGACCTTTGCCGAACCAGTGACGGCAGCGCGGCGTTCGCCGGTCAAACCCAGATTCACCGCCAATTACGACCCGATGAGAGAGGCCAACGCGGGCTTCAATCTCGCGTCGGCGGTGGACGGCTCATATGACCCGTTCAACCAATGAGCGCCTCCGACACAGAGATTGAATGCGCCAGCAGCGACATCGTCGATATTCTGCGCTCGTTCGACCTTCCTAAGGACGCGGGAAGCGCACTGGCCCTCGCTCACTTCGCGATCATCAAGGCTAGCTTTGAGCCGGAGGAGCGGAAGAAAGCGCTCGATCTCGTCGAGAGCCACTGCAAGTTGATGGTCGAGTTCATAAACGAAGGGTGGCAGTAATACCATATCTAGACAATTTACCTCCGAACATCTACTAATGGTGGTGATTTCCACGCGGAGGGGAAAATGTCGTTTCTGGCACCGTCAGCACCTGCGGCACCCCCGCCGCCGCCGCCGCCGCCCGCTCCAGCGACATTGGCCAGTACCGCGGGCGTTGGTGCAGCTCAGCGCCAGGCCGCAGCAGCCGCGGCCGCCGGTGGTGCTGGTGGAACGATCAAGACGAGCGCTGAGGGTGCGCCGAATCCGACGACTACGCAGGGATCGAAATCCCTTTTCGGCGGGTGACATCGCATGAACGCGATGGTGTCCGTCAAGCAAGCTGGCGAACCCGTATATTTAGAAATGGGCGCCGATCTGCTTTCGCAGCAGCCGGTATCGTACAATCGGCCGCCGGAGCTCGACGACTTCAAATGGGGCTGCGTCTTTGACGCACTAGAGGCCCGGCTCGGCTCGCTCCGGAACTGGCGCTACAGCTGGTGGAGTTATTGGAGCTCGCTGGCGCAGTTCTTCCTGCCGCGTCGATATACTTGGATCGTTGTCCCGAACAAGATGACGCGGGGCAACCCGATCAATGACGCGATCATTGATGCAACGGGCACGCTGGCGCTTGAGACCTGCGCCGCCGGCATGTGGTCCGGGCTGACGAACCCGGCTCGCCCGTGGATCAAGATGGAATCGGCGCTGCCTTGGCTCAAGGTCGACGCCGAAGGGCAGGAGTGGCTCGACGATACCCAAGAGCGTCTTTACAGCGTGCTCGCGGGCTCGAATTTCTACACGATCCTGGCGCAGGCGTTTCAGGATCTCGCGCTGTTCGGCACCTCGCCATTCATCATTTACGAGGATTTTGAAGACGTCATCCGCCTCTATCTGCCGTGCGCCGGCGAATACTATCTCGGCACTGGCTCGCGGTTGGCGCGCGACACGCTCTATCGTGAGTTCAATTATACGGTCTCGCAGATCGTTGAAATGTTCGGCGCGGCCAATTGCCCGGATCAGGTGCGCAAGCTCTGGATGATGGGCGGAGCGTCGCTGGATCAGGAATTCGTCGTCTGCCATGCGATCGAGCCCAACTTCGCGATCGCTAATCGGGGCACCGGCAAGTCGGATATCAAGGTTGTTCCGGCGATCTTCACCTATCGCGAGGTCTACTGGCTCAAGGGCATTCGGACAGCCAAGCCGCTGAGTATTGCCGGCTTCCGTGGCAAGCCATTCTCGGCGATGATTTGGTCGCAGGTTTCCAATGATGCCTACGGCCGCTCGCCTTGCATGACGGCGCTCGGCGACAACAAACAGGTCCAGCTCGAGACCAGGCGCAAGGCGGAATTCATCGAGAAGCTCGTTCGGCCGCCGATGGGCGCGAATCCCGAGCTGAAGAACGAGCCTTCCTCGATCATCCCCGGCAACATCACCTATACCAACACCGAGAACGGCAAGAAGGGCTTTTGGCCGCTGTTCGAGGTCCAGCCGGCCGCTCTGACCCCGATGATTGCCGACATCAAGGAAGTCAACGCCCGGATCGAGAAGGCGCTCTTCGTCGACGTCTTCATGGCCATTACCCAGATGGAAGGGGTACAGCCGCGCAATGAGCTCGAACTGACCAAGCGCGACCTGGAGCGGCTGCAGAAGCTCGGACCGGTGATCGAACTGGTCGAGGCCGAGCTGCGAATCGCCCTTGAGCGCGTGCTCGACATCATGCAGCGCCGGAAGCTGCTCAAGCCAAAGCCTGCCTCCTTGCAGAAGATCCCCCTCAAGATCAGTTTCCTTTCGATCATGCGGATTGCTCAGAAGTCGTCGACCGCGGTCAGCATCAAGGACTTCATGGCCACGATGGGCGGCGTGTCATCGGCTGCAAAGGCGGCCGGCGTTCCCGATCCGCTCCGCAAGGTCAACCTCGACAAGATGACCGACCACTTCGCAGAGGTCATGAACGTCCCGCAGGACATCCTCTACACCGATCAGGAAGTGAAGCAGCACGACCAGATCAGGCAGGAGGAAACTCAAAAGGCTCAAGCCCCCGCCCAGGCGATGGCGGCGGTGCAGGCCGCCAAGACCCTCTCCGAGACGCAGACCGGCGGCAACACCGCACTCGCTGCATTGACCGGAGCGCCCGGAGGCGCACCGCAGTAATCCGCGCCGGACGGATTCCGGTATCCCGTAAAGGAAGAACGTAGATGACTACCGATGAAGCGACGATTGAAGAAGAAATTGTTCGTAAAGGCAAGACTGCGCCGCGGCTCACGCCAGCGCTGATCGATGCGCAGATTGCGGGCTATGTCTACGGCCGCGCCTCGGAGCTCTGGAAGGATGTTCCACATTCGAAGGAATTGGAATGTCTGACGATCTGCGTCATGACGCTGAAGAACGGCTACACGCTGATTGGCAAGAGCGCCTGCGCCAGCCCGGAAAATTACGATGCGGAGATCGGCGCGAAGATCGCGATCGATGACGCTCGCAAGCAGATCTGGGCGCTGGAAGGGTACGCTCTCCGCAACGCTCTGAGCGGCCGCGCGCCGTTCAACGACGCTTTGCGCTGAGACCCAGGGCGCTTCGTGGGGCGCCCAACGCTCATTTCAGCGCCTCGTCGATCATGGCCTGCCAGATATGGGTATAGGACTGCTGGCCGCGCCCGCGCTTGTCGAAATCGTCGCAGGCGGCAGCTATCATTGCTTGCGTCGGCTCCCGTATCGCCTCAATCGCGGCTCGGGCTTGATCTATATAATGGTGACGTTGAGGCCATTCGGCTGTTTGCCATGAGCCAGGGATGTGCGCGTCGCACATGGCTTTAGCCATGCGCTCAATCATCTCGCTCATGGCACGATCCTCGCGAGGACAACATCCTTGATAAACTTCATCGTCATTTTACCAACTCCGCGCGAGCGGCCGGGGCTAAATTCGCCAGAAAGAATGCCGGACCTCAGATCTCCAACCGTATCGAATTGAGGAGATGCATAGCGGATCGCGCTCGCAGCCAATGACGATAACGGTTTGCGCTGAAGTTGCTCGAAAACCTCGGTTGATAGCTCATGATCGGGAACAATATAAACCAATCCGGGATTCGGCCGTTTTGTGCCGGGCAGCAGTTCTGCCCCTTTGCCTCGGTTGCAATCCCGGCAGGCTGCGACGAGATTGCTGATGTGGTTCGTGCCGCCTTCTGCAATTGGGCGAACATGATCGATTTCAAGAAAGACAGTTTCAGAAGGCGTTGCACCGCAGTAAACGCATTTGAATTGGTCGCGCTTTAAAACGTAGAATCTGGCTCTCTTCGAAATCCGCCTCGGCGCTACTGGATGTACGTAGTTTCTTTCTTGAGCCATTCGATCACCTCAAGGCGGTTATAGAAGACCTTAGACCAGCGGGTGCGATAGAAGGGTGGTCCTCCCCCTGCATTGTTGTTTGCTGCCAGATTGGCCAGATGTCGATCCGACATGCGCAATCCCTGCGCCTTGAGAAATTCGGCGCATTCGCCGCGCGTCAAATACTCTTGCCGATCAAACCTGGTGGGGACGATCTTAATCATCTGACCTCATTTGGAATGCATCCCTATCAGACCCAATCATCTGCGGTCAATCAATATGTTGTATGTCGATAGGTTTTCGACAACAACATCTAGTTATGGGGCAGCTTACCGAAGCGGAAATCTTCGATTGCTTGGCGACCAACTTCAGGTTGGCGGCCGAGGATTGCGACAAGCTCGCCCGTCGCCCGCGCAAGGGCCGCGCTTATTCCTCTCTCGTCGAAAAGCTCGAACTGCTTGAAGGTGCATGCCGACAGGCCGGCTATTGGCGCCAGGATGCGCGCTGGTTGTCGATGGGCGTGTTCATGGCCGAGTGCCACAAGCGCGCCGGCGAATGGCTCCGCGGCATCAAGGTTGCTGGCTCTCCGGTTCGCGTCAAGATCGCGCCGGGACACATCCATCCGCTGTTCACGAAATTAGCTGAGAACCTTCGCGCTGCGCATGCGCGCGCCGATGAATTCCGAACCAAGGCGACCGGGAAGGTTGGGACGATCCTTCCAAAGGCGCAACCCGCTCCACATCGCGACACATCACCCGTCGGATGGCGGCGCTCTTCAGGTGGCTTGATCGTCCCTGAAAGCGCGGCGCTGCATTGAGTGATGCCGATGACGCACCAGACGCTCCAGAGCCCAGCGACGAAGAAATCCTCGCCCAGGTGCAATTCGATGCCGGCGAGCCGACTCAGGTCAAGCGGCGCGAGCGCAAGGCCGCAATCCTTGAGCGAGAGGCTCGGCAGTTTTGGGAGCGAATCTTCGCAACCGAGCTTGGCCGCCGCGAGATGTTCAAGCTGCTTCGTGACTGCAAGGCATTTGAGACTGAATTCGCCTGCGGTCCGAACGGTTTTCCGCAACCGGAAGCGACTTGGTTCAAGGCCGGCCAAAGCGATTGGGGTCGGCGCATGCGCGAGACATGGCTCGTCAATCACACGGACGCCTTCGCCCTCATGCTGCGCGAGAACGACCCGCGATTTCAAAAAGGTAGCAAGTAATGGCTGGTGAAGCCGATCAGCTAGCACCGTCCACGACCGGCGCTGGGGATGCTCCGCCGGTGCCTGCTGCGGCGTCCCCCGCGGCGGCACCGGTGGCCGCCCCTGAAGCTGCGGCGCCGGTTGCTGCTGAGCTTGCTGCGGTTGAGCCTGTTGCTACCGCGGCCGAACCCGCTGCGCCTGAATCACAGCCAAGCCTGCTTGAGCAGTTCGATGCCGAGAAGGCGAAGGAATCCAAGGCCAAGGAATCTCCAACTCCTGAAGCGAAGCCTACCGACCCGGCAGCGGAGGCCAAGCCAAAGGACGGTGGGGCGGCTCCAGAGCCGGGCGGCGACCTCCCGGCCGAGCCCGCTGCTCTGGAGCCCGTCGCCTACGAATATGCGCTGCCTGAGACCATTAAGCTCGACGACGCGGGCCGCACTGAATTGCATACCGCGCTCGATGCATTCCGCAAGGATCCGCTGAAGGGCGCGCAATCGCTCATCGATCTGCACAACAAGTCGATGACCGAATATGCGCAGCAGGTCTATCGCGACCAGGTTGCGACGTTCAACCAGACCCGCAAGGGCTGGCAGGATCAGGTGAGGGGCGACGAAGAACTCGGTGGAGCTGGGTATCAGACCACCATGGGCGCGATCGCGCGCATGCGCGACATGCTCGTTCCCGAAAAGCATCTCGGCGAGTTCAACGATTTTCTGAAAGTGACAGGTGCAGGGGATCATCCGGCGTTCCTCCGTTTGCTGCACGCTGCCGCGCGTATCTTCGACGAGGCTCCGATGCCCCCTCCGGGCCCGAAGCCTCCTCCGAATCTTGGAAAGCCGCAAGGTCGTGGTCTTCGCGGACTCTACAAGTCAACCCAAGGGCGCCAGTGAGCACCCTTACTTGAGAGGAAAGACCGATGGCGACCGGTTCATGGCCTACCTTAGCTGACGTTGCATCCCGCACCGATCCGTCGGGCGACATGCACGTTATCGCGGAGATGCTTTCGCAGTCGATCGCGCTAACGAAAGACCTGTACGTGATGGAATCGAGCGAGATGTTCGGACATGAGTTCGCATTCCGCTCCTCGATCCCCGGCGGATACTGGCGCTCGATCAACTCCGGCGTTCCGTACAGCAAGTCGACCACGGGCAAGTCCCGCATCGGCCTCGGCACCCTGGAAGACTATAGCCAGGTTGACCGGCTGCTCGCCGAAGGCTCGGGCAACATCGAGCGCTTCCGCGAGACCGAAGATGTCGCCTTCCTGGAAGGCATGGGCCAGACCATCGAGCAGACCGCTTGGTATGGCAACACGACCGTCAACCCGGCGCAGTTCATGGGCCTCGCCGCGTTCTACAACACCGTGAGCACGGCGAACGCGCAGAACGCGCAGAACGTGATCGACGGTGGCGGCACCGGCAACTCCAACGCCTCGATCTGGCTGGTTTGCCACGGCGCTCGCACCTTCCACGGCATCTATCCGCGCGGCACCAAGGCTGGCCTCGTGATGGAAGACAAGTCCGACACCGTTCCCGGCTTCGACTCGCTCGGCAACCGGTTCGAGGCTTACACAACTTGGTTCCGGCAGATGATTGGCGTTGTGCCGATCGACTGGCGCTACACCGCGCGCATCGCAAATATCGACGTCACCAACGCTGGCCTCGCCGGCCCGAACGCGCTCGATATCTTCGCGACGCTTGCGGAAATGGTGTTCCTGCCGCCGGACCTGAGCCGCGAATCGTCGGGCATCACCGAGACCGACGCGCCGGACGAGCCCGCGCCCGGCAAGCGGCCGGTGCTGTATTGCAACCGCACCGTTCGGCACTGGATGGACGTGCAGGCGATGCGCGATCGCAACGTGCTGCTCCGCATCGAGGACTATGCCGGCCGTCCGGTCGATGGCTTCCGAGACATTCCGGTGCGAGTCTCGGATCAGTTGCTCACGACAGAAAATCGAGTGACCTGATCGGTACGAACGCAGCGCACTCGCACAAAGGAACACGGACATGATCAACGACGCATTGTTACAGTTCGTCCCGCTCGGCTCTCCGCTCTCCCTGGTGGGAGGCGCCGGTGTCGCCATTCGCTCCGGCATCATCGACCTCTTGGGCGTTGGTGCTGGCGTTGCTCCGCCGAATATCATCGGCAATGCCTCTGTCTTCGGCCAGGCCGATGGCATGGGCGTCGGCAATCAGCGGCCCGAGCTCAACATCACGATCGGCACCGCGCTCGCCGGCACCGCCGGAACGACGCTCAATGTGAAGCTGCAGGCGGCGGCCGATCAAGGCGCTGGCGGCGGCTATCAGCCCGGCACCTGGGTCAACATCGGCGGGCAGGACGGCATCACCTTGGCACAGGGCGCGGCGAACACCGTTATCGCCCGTCTGCCTTGGCTGCCGCCGTTCCCGCAGAACCTGCGGCCGCGCTTCCTGTCGCTGCTGTTCTCGCCGGTCTCAAACGGTGGCGCCGATCCGTCCGGCGACTTCACCGCCGGCTCGATTGCTTCCGCAATCGTGGTGATGAGCCGCGACGACTACTTCATCAACCAGCAGCCCCGGAATTACACCGTCGGCTGATCGATGACTTAGCTCGATCGACAGTCTGTCGGTCGAGCTCTCAACCTGGAGGGACGAGGTTATGGAAGAGACAGGACAGAAGAAGGCGGGCCGCAAATCGCGCGCTGAACTCCAGGCGGAGATGACGCAATCTCCGGAGTTTCAGGCCGCGGTCAACGACGCTGTGGCGAACGCTCTGGCGTCGATCGCGCCGCAGCTTGAGGCCGCACGCACCAAGGCTGTGACCGGCAACGACGTTGGCGATCTGATGGATCGCCTGGCCATGTCGATTTCCGAACTCACCACGCAGGGCACCGGCAAGGTTCGTGTCTCTCCGGAGGAATTGCAGCAGCGCCAGAAGGCGCGCCAGAAGATGGTCAACCTGATCATCGAGGCGCGGGCGCAGAAAAAGGTCGTGACCTACCAGCTCCGCAACAAGGTGTTCATGAATGAGCAGGTGATCGAGCCGTTCTACATGAACCGCGAGCGGCGCATGGTTCCGACCGAAATCGACTTCCTGGGCATCCCCAATGACGTGATGGTTCCGGTCAATGATGCGGCGAAGGAGATTTTCGCGGCCTATCGCGACTCGGTCGGCGTGGTCCGTGGTCGTCGTGGCGTGACCAATCCGCTGCCGGGCGAGGATGAGATTGCAACGACCCGGGCCGGCCTCGTGGTGCGCAACGGCGCGGTGAACGCGACCATGCGCGCTCATGGTGCTCATAACGGTCCGGAGCGCCCAGAAGCGCCGATGGCGGCTTACGAGGACGTCGATATGCATGATCACCAGCCGCTGGTGATCAAGTCCGACCGGGACAAGGCTGGCTACACCGAGACGGCCATTCTTGGCACGCTCGCGCCGAAAGCAAGGGTGAACGCATAAATGGGCATTCCCGCGGGACAAGGCGTAGACGCATCGGGCGTCCCTCCGCAGGGTGATCAGGCCACGGCTGTTATCAGCGGGCAGATCACCGCGGTCGGGCCAACCGAGCCGTTCGCGTTCCGCGGTCCGATGAACATCGCGATCTATGCCGACATCAACACGTCGCTGACGACTACGGCAGGTTCGACAGCGGCGACGGTGGCGAGCGCAACCGGGCTCGCGGCCGGCGCGGCGATCAACAGCAAGAACGTTCCCCCCGGCACCACGATCGGAGCGCTGGCTGGTACGGCCGCTACCCTGGCGATCCCGCCGATCACAATTCCCGGCACTACCGACGGCGTGACAGCCAATCTGCAGATCCCGGCATCGATCGGCGGTCCGCTGATGGCGACGCTGGTCGGCGCCGCGGTCACGGGTCCGAACATCCCGAGCGGCACCACGGTCTCGGCCGTCATTCAGGAGACGGTTGCGCCCACCGATCTCAGCCCCGGCACGCCGGGCATCATCCAGCTTTCCAACAAGCCGACGGCGATGACGCCGTTCCAGAACCAGCCGCAGTGGTTCACGTTTGCCCGCACCGGCAACGCGATCACGGTGACCGGCGCCGACGCCAACGCGACCTTTACGGGCGCTGGCGTCGAATGGGTCGGCTCAGTGCAGCTCGAGCGCTCGTTTGACGGTGGCAGCACCTGGATCGTCGCGAACATCGGTGGATCGGGCGCGCTCGCTCAGTATAGCGCCGGCACCCCGGTCAGTCTGACCTTCGGCGAGCCGGAAAAGCAGGTTCTCTATCGATTGAACTGCACGGCGTACACGTCGGGCACGATCAATTTCAGATTCAGTCAGACTGGCAGCGTGAATGAAACGCTGTCGATCCCGCTCATCTACTGAGGAAGGACGAACCATGAAGAGGTTTCTGTTAGGCATTGCCGCCGCGGCGCTCCTCGCTGGCGCTGCTTTTGCGCAGACCAATTTCTCCGGCGCAATCTACACCTCACCCGTCGTGGTCGACGGCGCCATTCCCTTCATCGCCGGTCCGCAGAGCTCGGTGGTGCAGGCACACGGTGGCACGTTCACGGCCAACGGTTCGACCGGAGTCACGGTGAGCGATACCAGCGTGACCGCAAATTCGGTGATCATCTTCGGCCTCAAGACCGTCGGCGGCACCATCAACGGTGGTCCTTTCGTCGTGACCGTGACGCCCGGCACGGGCTTCAGCATCAAGAGCGGGTCGACCGACACGTCGACCTACAATTACTGGATCCTCGGTTAACTCCCCTTCGGGGAAAAGGAGAGAACGATGCGCGCTAAATTCATTCTTGCAGGTGCTGCGCTGCTTGGGCTGGGTGCGGCTGCGATGGCGCAGACCATTTCGGTGCCCTATGTGCAATCGCTCAATCAGAACGACGCAGTTGCGGTGGTTTCGCACAGCCAGCCATCAGCCCAAAGCAAGTTCGCGGCGCCGGGTTGGATCGGTGGCCAGGAACAGTATTCGTATCAGGTGCCGCTGACCGGCTTTGCGATCACCATCCCGGCTCACACGTCGGTCATGATGATCAATCCGGCCGGTACGCTTGCGACCGGTGCGTTCACCATGGAAGCCAACCCGAGCGACGGCCAGCGCGTGTGCATCGTGAGCACGCAGACGCAGACGGCTATGACCGTCTCGGGAAATACCGGGCAGACTATCGGTGGTGCGGCCGCGGCAACTGCTTTGGCGGCCAACACGCAGGTTTGTTACCGCTACATCGGTGTGACCTCGACCTGGTACCGCTATCTGAACGCGGCGACCTGATCCGATGCCGTGGACCGGCCGCAGCTTCGCCCGGAAGCATAACAAGAAGCTGAAGGGTGAGGCTGCCAAGACGGCCGCGGCACAGGCGACGACGATGGTGAAGGAAGGTGTCCCCGAGGGGATAGCGATCGCCACCGCCAACAAGACGGGCAACCGCAAGATGCGCGATCTCTATCGCAAGGACAAGTGACGTGGCGAATTGGATCAAGAAGGGCGACAAGCATCCGGGCAAATTCGCTGCCAAGGCCAAAGCCGCCGGCGAGACCACGCGCGAATACGCTGAAGAAAAGAAGCACGCTGGCGGGACTCTCGGCAAGGAAGCGAATTTCGCATTGAACGCGATGGCTGCAGGCAAGAAGCGCCGCGGTCTCCCTTACAAGAGCAGGAAAGGTTAAGCCGATGGCGGGTCTGCGGGGCATGTACAAGAAGGGCGAGAAATCTGAAGGCAAGGAAAAGCCGGAGGAGAAGAAGCCCGAGCCGAAGAAAGAGGGCGGCGAGAAGAAGGCGGAGCCCAAGGCCGAACCGAAAGCTGAGCCGAAGGGCGATCCCGAGAAGCCGGAAGGCGGCGACATGGGCGCGCGCCACGCCGAAGAGCGCTCGGCCGCGCACAAACGGCACGAGACCGAGCGCCGCGACATGCACGGTACGCACCGTGAAGAGCACCGGAAACTCCACGCTCGCCACGAGAAGGAACTGAAGGACCTCGCTGCGAAGCAGGAAGCAGAGCAGGCCGGTGGCGCACCCGAAGGCGGCGCACCTGCCGCGCCCGCCGCTCCGGATGCTGGCACAGCGCCGGCGGCGCCTGCTGCTCCGGGAGAATAGCCGATGCCGTGGACCAAGATGGTCGACATGGAGAGGTCAGACGACGACAAGCTCGACGCCATGGCTTGCTTCCCTTCGGTGCAGCCGGACTACCCGCCCGGTTTGCGCATCTGTTTCTGCAGCGAGGAACTGAAGAAGCTGGGTCTGGATGTCCCGGACATTGGCGACATGATCGACATGCGCGCCATGGGAACGGTCACTTCGGTCTCGATCGATAAGACCGATGGCGATGATCGCTGCAGAGTGGAAATTCAAATTGAGCGCATCGCGCTCGAGAACGAAGCCAAGGAGTGAACCATGTTACTTTCCGACCACGAACGCGGCACCGTGCGACTTGCTGACGATCAGTTCAACAAGCTCGTCGAGCTTCTGACACCCGGCTACGAGCTGGCGAAGGCGTATCTCGACCAGCAGCAGAAGCAGATCGCAATGCGCGACGCTGACCAGAGCGAGCCGAAGTCGGCCGTATCAGAAGGCCTCGATACCGCGATCAAGGACGAGATCAAGAACGCGCCCGCCGACATCATGACCGGCGACGAGACGACCTGATCGGGCCGCAAGCCCGACTGATATTGGAATGACGGAGGGGACGCCCGTCAGTCCGAGTTGAGCACAACTTGGAAGATGGGGTCCCTATGCGCTTTGCACGCATTCTTATTGCTATGGTGTGTCTTGCCATAGCGCCTTCCGCATTTGCGCAATCCTCTATCATCAACAGTGGGGCGGTAACGCCTGCCCATGCGCCAATGTACGTGCAAGGCGGCGTCGGCTCGCAGGTTGTGACAACCGATAGCGGACCGGCCGGCGGCGGCAATGTAGGCCTTGGGCTCTCTGAACAGCTTCTGGTGGCCCGCGGTACTGGTGTGGCACCTTATGCCGGCCAGGGTAGTGGACCGCTCGGGACCAATCTCTGCGATTATGACGCGCCGATCACCAACGCGACCGGATATCATTACCTCTGCTTCTCGGCAAATGCGCAAGGCGGCGCGCTGATCGCGACCGGCGCCGGCGGTTCGGCCTCGACGCAGCCGATGTGCTTCATCGTCAATGGCGCGCCGATCTGCCTCGGCGGCACGACCGGCCTCCAGATCGCAACCTATACACCTCCGACGACGCCCGGCCTGGTGCCGTGCTGGACCGATGCGTTCGGACAGCTTGGCGATTGTACGGGTGCT